TTAATGCTATGTATACTAGCCAGCAGCCTTCTGGTGGTCAGGCTACTAAGTTTTATTCCTCATGTATTGTTAAACTCTTTTCTTCAGAGTCAGACAATCAAGCAATTAAGGGCAAGATCAAGGTAGGGGATAAATTAATTGAAGAAAAAATTGGTAGAACTATTAAGTGGGAACTACAGTTCTCAAAAACCTCCCCAGGGTTTCAATCTGGCGAGTATGATTTTTATTTTAGAGGTGATGATATTGGTCTTGACACCATCGGCGATCTTGTTACTACTGCTGAACTAAACGGCATTGTAGAACGCACAGGTGCTTGGTACATCCTTCCAGACGGCTCAAAAGTCCAGGGTAAAGAGGCATTTGTTAATCGTGTAAGGGAGGATCTTGATTTGCAACAGTCAATCAAGGATAAACTAAATGGGTAGTTTTACAGTTTATCACGGCAAGTTTGTATGCCATGAATGTAAGGTAGAAGTAAGATCTCTAAGACTTTATCCAGAAACAAAAACAGCAACATGGATGTGTCCAAGCAAGCACATAAGTAGTGTTAAGTTTGGTAAGCAGAAATACAAGGGCAATGACAGAGAAGAGTGAGTCTAAGAGAATGGGTGCCAAGCAGCACAAGAACTCTGGACGAAACACTCAAAAGGGAGATGCTTCTTGGAAGAACTTTGTTGTAGACTTTAAAGAGGTTGGCAAGTCCTTTACTTTAAACAAAGAGGTTTGGGCAAAGGCCACTACTGATGCCATGAAGAACGGCAAAGATCCAGCCATAGTCGTCGTGCTTGGCGAGGGTAACGCAAAGGTGAGACTTGCTATAATTGAAATGAGTATTTTAGAACAACTTTCAGAGGATAGTGTATAATAGTATTATGGACACAGGACACGCACCGAAAAACGCAATAACACCACACATCATAAAGGGCTTCTTCACAGAAGAAGAAATAGAGGTAATGCTTGCAATAGTAAAATACCAAAAAAACTCTAAAGATTTATCAGCATTCCACTCTCCAATTATTCTCCCAGAGTTATCTAGAATGCAAATAGAACTTATGTATCCGCTAAGCATACAGTTCAAACTTGAATCTTTTGCATCAAAGATGGTTGGAGAGGAAGTTTTTATGTCTCACAACAGTTATCTAAGTTATACTAAAGAGCATGATGGCTCAACAAATCCAAAATTACCAGTACACTACGATTCAGATAATTATTTTACAAAATTGACTTTAGACTATCAACTACATAAAAATATTGATTGGCCAATAGTCATTGAGGGTGAAAGTTTTAATCTTGAGTACGGTGATCTTCTTGTATTCTGGGGTGCTGGTCAGGTACACTGGAGAGAGCCCGTGTTCTTTAAAGAAGGAGATATCACTGAAGTTTTGACAATGCATTTTTCAACAAGAGAAGATTATGAAAATTTAAATGATGTTTCTCGTGATCCAGAAAAAAGAAAAGTAAGACTCGCAACCTGGCAAGCAGATCCAGTATTTGCACAGTACAATAAAGATTTTTTTGAAAAAGAGGATGCGCTAACAAACTTTAAAGTTCTTAACAAAGGAAACTAAATGCAAAATGAAGTTACTACAATAGATATGGTAAACGGTCTTGCAGAAATTGCAGACTATATGGAAGATGAAGAACTAACTACAGCACTTACATTTATTGCTAAGATCATTATTAAGCCAGACATTCCTCTCAATGTGGCTACAGTAGAGATAGTAAGACTTCAAGCAATAGCAGCAAAGATGGCTTTTAAAGCAACTTGGATGGCTAATGTTGATAAGTCAGATCGTGGTAAGAAAAATCTTTATTACACAGCAGCAGAATCAATTAACAATCTTGTTTCTGCACTGAAATATATAACACGCTAATCTGCTATACTTATACTAACAGAAACGAGAAATAATGACAAAGAATTTGCTGCATACTGTAATGATAAAGCCAGAAGAAAAACCAATTCATCGCATGGATATAGCGGGACTTGAAGCAAAGATTAAAGAAGGATACACGATTACTCGTGTAGATAAGCATACAACCAAGAAGACTTTTGCGCCATCAACCATTGCCTACGGTCATGGTGAGTGTGCTAGATATTGGTACCTTGCATTTGATGGCCAGATATTTGAAGATAATGCAGATGCATACGCATCAGCAAATATGACTGCAGGAACATTGTCACATGCAAGAATTCAAAATGCAATGCTTAACGCTGGCATTGTTAAGGTTTTCCGTGATGAAAATAACGAAGCCACTACAGAGTTTAAGATTACAAATCAAGATCCTCCAATCTTCGGATATGGGGATGTCATGTTTAACTGGCAAGGAGAAGAACTCATTGGTGAAATAAAAACAATGATGAACGAAGGGTTTGAATATAGAAAAGCATCAGGCAAGGCCAAGAACGGCCATTTAATGCAGTTGCTTATTTATATGAAGATCTTAAAGAAACCAACAGGTGTCATGATTTATGAAAATAAAAATAATCATGAACTTCTTTTGATACCTGTAGATGTAAACGATCATTACCGTCGGTGGGTAGACCAGGCATTTGATTGGATGAGACTAGTTCGAAAGACATGGGAAGATAGAACCCTGCCAAACAAAAACTACAGATCAAACTCCAAGATATGCAAGTCATGCCCAATTAAAAAAGCATGTGAGTCTGCAGGACCAGGCGTGTTAAAAATAGCACCCTTGGAGATTCTCGGTGAAGAACTGTAAATGGTGCGATAATCAATTTGAGCAAACAGTATCTTATCAAATATACTGTTCTGCAGAGTGTAGAGATTTAGCAACAAAAGAAAAAATTGCTGAAAGATATCTACACTCAAAAAGACAAAAAAGAAGAGGGAAGACAAGGCTTTGCAAATCTTGCTCTTTGCCTCTTTCCATATACAACGATGAGGCAATATGTTCTTCTTGTGCAGTAAACCCAGACGCAGTAAGTAAAGCAATTAAAGAAATAAAAGGAAAAACAAATGGTAAAAAATAAGTGGGGCCTAGAGGTAAAGCCACATAAAATTTGCGCTATTGATGCTAGTACAAACAGCCTTGCCTTTGCATTATTTTCTGGAGATGACCTTGAGTCAGTGGGAAAAATTAACTTCGAAGGCAATGATGTATATGAAAAAGTTATGGATGCTGGTAAAAAGGTAAAAGCATTTTTTGATATATACGGTGGATTTGAAGCAATAATTATTGAGCACACCGTCTTTATGAATAGCCCTAAGACTGCTGCAGATCTTGCGTTAGTTCAAGGAGCAATTCTTGGATCAGCAGGACAGTCTGGAACAAGGATAATTGGAAAAGTTTCACCAATTACTTGGCAGAACTACATAGGTAATAAAAAAATATCTAAAGATGAACAAATCTATATTCGATCACAGAATCCTGGCAAGTCTGTTTCTTGGTACAAAACCTACGAAAGAAACCTTCGTAAAGAAAGAACTATAAGGTTTATTAATACAATCTATGATAGAACTATTACTGATAACGATGTCGCAGATGCTTGTGGTATTGGGCACTGGGCTCTAAAAAACTGGGGGAAAGCAATTGGAGTTGACAAATAGCACCATGGCTGCTAAACTATATACAAGCGAGGCTTTTATGCGTAAGAGATATCTTATGGACAAGAAGACTCCAGAAGAGATTGCAAAGGAGTGCGGAGTTAGTCTAGAGACTATTTACGTATACCTTGCTAAGTTTGGATTGAGGAGGTCGAAACGATGAGTAAAGTTGAAAAAGCGTTGGTAGCACTTGCTGTAGCAGGTACTGTTGGTTTTGCATTTGCGTTTGCTGCACTAAAAGGAATTCCAGAAGCATTTGATTGGGAAACAGACGATGAGTGATAACTTAAACATAACAGTTGATCAAGTTAACAATCCATTACACTACACTTCAGACCCATCTGGTATTGAGTGCATTGAGATAACTCGCCACCGTAATTTTAATATTGGTAATGCCTTTAAGTATTTGTGGAGAGCAGGACTCAAAGATGAGGCAAAAACAATACAAGATCTTGAGAAAGCAATCTTTTATATCAAGGATGAGATTAATAGGCTAGAGGGAAAATATGTCAACTGAAGATGATCTAGTTAAGCACCTTGATCAAGTAAATCAAGTAGTAGAAGAGTATCTAAAAGGCAATGACCCAACTGTAATTTCTAAGCAACTTTCAATACCAAGACAAAGAGTTGTAACACTTATAAATGAATGGAAAGTTATGGCATCTGCTAATGATGCTATCCGTGCTCGTGCTAAAGAGGCACTTGCTGCTGCTGACACACACTACAGTAAGTTGGTGTCTCGTACATATGAAGTTATTGATGAAGCATCAATGACGAACAATCTTAGCGCAAAGACTGCAGCCATTAAACTTGTTATGGATATTGAGTCTAAGAGAATTGATATGCTACAAAAGGCTGGTCTTCTTGAGAACAAAGAACTTGCAGAAGAAATGATTGAGATTGAACGTCGTCAAGAAGTTCTTGTCTCTATATTAAAGGATATTGCTTCTGAATACCCACAGGTTCGTGATGAGATTATGCGTAGGCTTTCTTCATTTGCAAAAGACAACGAGGTGATTACAGTTGTCCACGATGTTCAATGAGTTTCTTGAGGCACTTCAAGATGATCACTTTGAAGAAACTCCAGTAGATGCAAGAACATTTGTTGAGGGCGAAGCGTACCTTGGGCAGCCACCACTGTCTGATATCCAGTATGATATTGTAGAAGCCATGAGCCAGATCTACCGTAAAGAAGATCTTATAAATTTAATGGGGGAAGAAAAGGGAACTCAGTACTATAACAAGTATACAAAAAACGAAATTATTCTCCAACTTGGAAAGGGATCTGGAAAAGACTTTACATCAACAGTAGCCTGCTCATACATTGTATACAAACTTCTATGTTTAAAGGATCCAGCAAAGTACTTTGGTAAGCCATCTGGAGATGCTATTGACCTTATTAACGTGGCTATTAACGCTCAACAAGCAAAGAATGTTTTCTTTAAGGGTTTTAAATCAAAAATTGAAAGATCACCTTGGTTTGCAGGAAAGTATAATGCTAAGGCAGACTCAGTTGAGTTTGATAAATCTATCACAGTATACTCTGGCCACTCAGAGCGTGAATCGCATGAGGGTTTGAACCTTCTTCTTGCAGTTCTTGACGAGATCTCTGGCTTTGCATCTGAGGTTGGAACAGGTAACGAGCAAGGTAAGACCGCTGATAATATCTATAAGGCTTTCCGTGGATCAGTAGACTCTCGCTTTCCTGACTTAGGCAAGGTTGTTTTGCTTTCATTCCCAAGATATCCAGGAGATTTTATTTCAGAAAAGTATGATGATGTTATTGCTGAGAAGGAAGTTATTGAAAGAACACACAAGTTTACTATCAACCCACTACTTCCAGAAGATAGCCCAGACAACTCGTTTGAAATTTCCTGGGATGAAGATCAGATCCTTTCATACAAGTACCCAGGAGTATTTGCACTAAAGAGACCTACATGGGAAGTAAACCCTACTCGTAAGATTGATGATTTTATGATTGCATTTATGACAGACCTTGGAGATGCAATGATGCGCTTTGCATGTGTTCCAACATTTGCTTCAGATGCATTTTTTAAGCAGGTTGAAAAGGTAAGAGCCTGTATGACATTAAGAAATCCAGTAGACACATTTAAAAGGTTTGATGAATCATTTAAGCCAGACCCAACAAAAAAGTACTATGTTCATGCTGACCTTGCACAAAAGCACGATAAGTGTGCTGTCGCTATTGCTCATGTAGAAAAATGGGTAAACATACAAGTAATTAATAACTATGAGCAAGTAGCACCAATTGTAGTAGTAGATGCAGTAGCGTGGTGGGAACCAAAGATTGAAGGCCCAGTTAATCTTTCAGAAGTTAAGCAGTGGATTCAGAACCTTAGAAGAATAGGGTTTGATATTGGGATGGTTTCGTTCGACCGTTGGCAATCATTCGATATCCAAAATGAATTGAAACAGGTTGGAATGAAGACTGATACTGTTTCTGTTGCTAAGAAGCACTATGAGGATATGGCTATGCTTGTGTATGAGGAAAGGCTTGCTATGCCTGCAATTGATTTATTATTTGATGAACTAACACAGTTAAAGATTATGAAAAATGATAGAGTTGACCACCCACGCAAAAAGTCAAAGGACTTGGCTGATGCTGTGTGTGGAGCAATATTTGGGGCAATATCACATACTCCAAAAAATATAGACACTGAAGTAGAGGTTCATACCTTTAAAGACAGACCAAAGACTCCAGAAGAGCAATTTGACCTGGATAGTCGTAATGTGATACAATATAAACCTAGCCAAATAGAAGATATAAAAGATTATTTGGACAGACTAAAAACACTATAAACAAGGAGAATATCGAATGAATTCATTCAAGAAAATCGCACTAGCCATGGTTGCAGCCATGACTCTGGGCACAATCGTAGCAACACCTGCAAGTGCTGCTGTAATGACAGTCGCTGTATCATTGGATTCTGTAGCAAACACTACAGCATCAGCAATCGCTACACCTGCATCATTGCCAGTCCCTGCAGACAACTCTGTTGACGCTGCTGACGCACTAAAGTTCGTCGCAACAGTTGACACAGGAACAAACGTTTCTGTAACTGCAACAAACGCAACAATCGTGTCTGCACTACACACAACTGCTGCACCAGTAGGAGCAACATCAGGATCATCATCTTTGACAGTTGCAACTGGTACAGGAACAACAGCAACATTTTATGTCTACACAAAGACAACAGCAATTGGTACAGTTGTAATCAACAACGGCGGAACAACACTTACATACTATGTACAGGGAACTGCTGGTAAGATTAACACACTAACAGTATCTGCACCTACATCAGGTGCTGCTGGAACAAAGCAGGATATCACAGTAACTGCAACAGATACATTTGGTAACAAGGTATCAGGTAAGTCAATTACTGCAACAGTATTTGCTTCAACAGCAACACTAGATACAGCAACAGCAACAACTGGTGCTACACTTTCAGACTTTGGAGTTGCTACATTTAAGGCAACACTTCCAACAACTGGAACACGCTCACTAATCACATTTGCTCCAACAACTTCAACAGATGCAACATCTGCAGATGTAGTTGGACTACCTGCTCGTGCACTAGCACCATTTGCAGAAATTGCAGTTCGTGATCTAGTGTCAGAACTTGCTGCTGAAAAGGCTGCAAAGGATGCAGCACTTGCTGCAAAGGCAATTTCAGATGCTGCAGTTGTAAAGGCTAACGCTGATGCTGCTGCTGCAATCGCAACAGAGAAGGCAGCATCTGCTGCTGCTCTTGCTGCTGAAAAGGCTGCTTCTGCTAAGGCACTTGCTGATGCAAAGGTCGCTTCTGATGCAGCACTTGCTGCAAAGGATGCACAGATTGCTAAGTTGACAGCAGATAACGCTGCTGCACTTAAGTCTGTAAAGGCTGCATTCAACAAGTTGGCTCTTCAATGGAACAAGAAGAACCCAAAGGCAAAGGTTGCTTTGCTTAAGTAATTCGTCCAACATTAAAGGGGTTACCAATTACGGTAGCCCCTTTTTTGTGCAATAAAATGGTATAATCATCCTATCAGACATCAGTCTGCAAGGGGGAAAGGTAAATCAAACGACTACTACGAATAGTAACAGCCACAACCTTAGCCTTTGGCTGGCTACTTATTGCCCCCCAAGAAGCCCATTCTGATGATCCATTAACTGTTGCAGCCAAGCAGATCGAAAACCTCAATAGCGCAGTAGAGAAATTAGACTATAAAGATGGTCTAATAGGCATGATTGACATAGCAGAGAACAAGTTTATGTATGCTAAAAATCTGCGGGATGTAAGAGATGCTGCTCAAGAATACTACGAGGATGCAATAGAAGCAGAAGAACTAGCCTTAGAAGAAGTAGATCTTGCCCAGTCAAATGTAGATGGCCAGACCGTAACAGTAGAACTTGCTTTTGACCACAAAGAAGATGCATTGCAGGATAAGAATGACGCACAGGATGCTCTTAGTATAGCCAACATTAATCTTCAAACAGCCCAATCAAATATGCAATCTTCTGGAGGAGCAGGGCTTCAATACACAGTATATAACTTAGCAAGGGTTTGGCCAAGCATAGCAGTGCCAGATTCTGTTATTTGTTCTGGCACTTGGAACTCAAACGCTATGTACCTTCCAGTTTGTGGTAACAGGTATGAAGATATAGTAGTTAAATTTACTGGAAGAATTACAGTGCCCTCATGGTTTACAACAGTATCATTTGCAGGGTACACAGACGATGGTTTTAAAATGTATATTGATGGACAACTTGCTGTTAGCAATTGGGTAGAGCAGGGTGCAAGATGGAGTGCTTGGTCTCCAGTATATGATGTAAGCGAAGATAAGACTTTAGATGTAGAAATTTGGTGGTATAACGGAGGAGGCCCAGGATCTTATCATCTTGGCTGGACAATTCCTGGTGGAATGACTGGTGCAGGCTGCGACTATGCTGGAGAGCCAAGAGTATGGGGACAAAATTTTAGTTGTAACTTAAATACATTTTCATCTGGATCTGGACCAACACAGGAACAATTAAATGCTTATGATCAAGCACTTGCTATCAAGAATGCAGCACAACAAGATTATAACAATGTTTTGTCAGAATATAATGACAAACTGAGTGTATATAATCAGGCCGTTTCAGAACTAAACTCATTAAATCAAACATTAACTAATAAAGAATCTGAATATGATAACGCAGTAAATGATACAGAAGATGCTTTGTCTGAAAAGAATAATGCCATAAATGATTTTAATAATGCAGTCAATGATGTAAATAGTGCAATTGATGACGCATGGCGTTACTATGATGAGCAGTCACAAAGAGAAATTCAAAGAGCAATTGCCCAAGCAGCAGCCAATGCTGCAGCAAACCAGCCTAAACCAGAACCTAAGCCAACAGTTGAACCAGAGAAGCCAAAGCCTTCACCACCACCAACAGAAAAGCCAGAGCCAAAGCCAACAAACAATACTGCTACAGAAGAACCTGGCCCAAAGCCAACCCAGCCAGAACCAAAGCCAACGAAGCCTGAAGATCCTAAGCCAGAACCTACAAAACCAGAAGATCCAAAGCCTGAGCCCACCAAGCCAGAAGAACCTAAGCCTACCCATGCCCCAAGCCCTGAACCAAAGCCAGAGCCATCTCCAGAGCCTCCTGTTGAGCCTTCTCCAGAGCCTAAGCCACTTCCAAGACCAGACTTTAAGCCAGCAGAAAATATTGATCCAGCAATTAAGGATGCAGAGTTAGCAGCACTTATCCCACAAAAGGGTACAGGAAATTCAGAAGACCTGTCTGGCGTTATTGCAAACCTTACAAGCAAGGATAATAAATTAGTTAAACTTTCTGTAGAGCAAACAGCAGCAGTAAGTCAAACACTTAAGTCTTTAACACAAGAAGCAAAAGCAGAAGTTGCAGCAGACCTTGGTATCTCTACATCAGAAGTTGCAAAGGTAGCAGAGGCAATGAAATCAGATCCTGCAGTTGCAGCAGCATTTGTTGAGTTCGCAGGTAGAGCAGATGATGCAGGAGATACCCCAATGCCATTTACGTTAGCAGATGCAACAACAGAAGTACAAACAGAAGCATTCTTAGCAGACCCACTTGGAGCAGTATTTGAAGTGGATGTTACAGAACTCCTATCTAATTTCTCTGAGTTGGGTATGGACATGACAGACGATCAGAGAGAGAAAGCCCAGGAAGTCATTATCCCAGTAATCATTGTTTCACAGATTGCAAACGTAATGATTGGGATGAGGAGGTAATATGAAAATAATAACAAAGGTTGTGAAGGGATTCTTCACATGGCTAAAAGATGCAGGGGTGGAGATAATCGCACAAGCCTTTACCCTCCTTGGCTTCTTCATAGCATGGCTAACTTTGACGGGATCAGCAAGAGACATTGTTGGTATTGCAGTACTTGCAACCACAGTAATCTGGCTAATTACAATCCCGCTAAGAAAGGAGGACTAAATATGGCAACTAAAAAGGTAGTAGAGCCTCCTAAGAAGGAGCACCCACAAAAGGCAATCACTAATATCCTCATGCGTATTGTCGCAGTCTTTGCAGCATCTGGTCTATCAGTACTTGGTGCTGGAGCAGTAGTTGGAATTGACACAGTTCAGGCAGTATTCTTAGCAGGACTATTAGGCGTAGCAACAGTCATTGAAAGACTGGCAAGGGCTTTTTTGGACGATGGAAAACTCACATTGGCAGAAATCAATGATGCGTTTAAGACGGTAGACAAAAAGGCTAATTAGTCATTATTGACGGTAGTTGACAGCCCTCTCTGGGCAATGGTATACTTAAGTATCACCTA